AATACCTTATGGCCTATTTTCGCTAACTACATCAAAGCAGTTTACGGTTCAGAGTGTTTTACTTGTGGCAAGCGTTGTGAAGGCAGAGACAGACAAGCTGGACATTTTATTCCTCGGACTTACTCACCAGTAAAATACAATGAGGACAATGTTAGAACTCAATGCTCTAGGTGTAATGAGTTCTATGCTGGTAAGCCTGTGGAGTATGAAAGAAAGCTAAGACTTCAGATCGGAGACGAGGCAGTAGAAAATCTGCAACTGAAAGAAAGTTCAACCCTTATTTCATTAACGAACCCGCAGCAATTTCTTTTAGCGGTGGTCGAACTTCTGCCTATATGCTCTACAAGATTTTAGAAGCGCATGATGGGAAATTACCTGATGACGTAAGAGTCACTTTCGCCAACACAGGAAAGGAGATGCCAGAAACGCTCGACTTTGTTCAAGCGTGTTCAGACCATTGGGGCGTGGACATTGTTTGGCTTGAGTATGCAGGGCGTACTAAAAAGAAAACAGAAAGCGAAAAAAAATCTTTCCAATACAAATATAACATTGTTGACCACAAAACAGCCTCAAGAAACGGAGAGCCATTTGTCACCCTTGTAAAAGATTTTGGCAGACTACCCTCTGCCGTTCATAGATTTTGCTCTAATCAAATGAAGGTAAGAACGATAACAAGGTATATGCTCGATATAGGATATGAAACTCCTTTTCTCTGCTTGATTGGTTTAAGGGCAGATGAACCACGCAGGGCGGCAAAGTTACAAGGCAGAATTTCAGATGGTCAAGAGAAATACTGTCCTATGTATGTTTCTGGAGAAAGTAAGCAAGACGTTTTTGAGTTTTGGGAAAAACAAAATTTTGATCTCAATTTACCGAATAATAACGGTGTAACAGATTGGGGAAACTGTGACCTTTGTTTTTTAAAGGGGCAATCAATAAAACTATCAATAATAAGAGAGCGTCCTGATTTGGCAGAATGGTGGATAAATCAAGAAACAAAACTAAAAAATGTTTTTTCAAACGATTCAGCAAATTATCAACAAATGCAAATAATAGCGACAGATCAAGGCCAGTTGTTTGACTTTGATGACTATCCCTCAATTCCTTGTTTTTGTGGAGACTAAAAATGAGTCTGATAACTTCTTTAGTTGGGCCAGTAACAGGCTTGCTTGATAAATTTATAGAAGACAAAGATCAAAAAAATGCCCTAGCGCATGAGATTGCAACGATGTCAGAGCGACACGCTCAAGAGCTTGCAAAGGGTCAGCTAGAAGTAAACAAGGTAGAAGCTGCGAGCAAAAGTATGTTCGTTAGCGGATGGCGTCCTGCCGTGGGATGGACTTGCTGTATTGCTTTACTCTCTAATTACATTCTCATACCGATGGCTAACTTCGTTTTACTATTAGCAGAGATGGGAGTCGAGGTTCCTAGTTTAGATATGTCAGCAATGATGCCAGTGTTATTAGGTATGTTAGGACTCGGTGCTATGAGAACAGTTGAGAAGACTCAGAAGGTAAGTCGAGAGAAATGAATAAAACAGTTGAGTCAAACAGCGAGCTTGAAAAGCTGGATACAAACGGAGATAACGTCATTTCTCAAAAAGAGTTTGAGGAAAGTGAAAGAGAGATCAGACTAGAGCTACTCCGAAACAAAGATCAAAAAGACGATGCACAAAGGAAAATGTGTTATTACGCTTTAGCCGGAATGTTGTTGTATGGGCCGTTGATTGTGCTGACCAGTTTTTTACAATTGGATAACGGAGCTAAGATGCTTGCTGACATTGCAAGCGTGTATTACATATCTGTCTCAGGGCTGATCGCAGCCTATTTTGGCTTTTCGTCTGCGTTTCCAAAAAAGTAAAAATAATGGAAATCTTGATCGCAGTTGGTTTTATTCTTGGATACGTTTTAGGAAAACACTATGGCCGTTAATCTAGACCAGTTGTACGAAGAGATTAAATCAGACGAGGGACTTGTGACTAATGACGAGGGCGAGTCTCTGATCTATAGGTGTACAGAGGGCTATCTGACTTGCGGCATCGGTCACAAAATCGTAGAAGGAGATGCAGAATATGGATTTGTGGAGGGCGATACAGTTCCAATGGACTCGGTTAAGCAACATTTTGAGAAAGACGTTCAAACAGCTATCGAGGACTGCCGAGCGATTTATGGAGACGAATTTGATTCGTGGAGTGAGGAACGCTGTCATATCGTCACTAATATGGCTTTTCAATTGGGTAGAAAAGGGCTATCTAGCTTTAAGAAGTTCAATGCTTACTATCTTGAAGAGGCTTATGGGGCAGCATCTTTAGAGATGCAGGATAGTAAGTGGGCTTTGCATCAAACGCCAAATCGCGCAAAAAGATTGAGCAAACGAGTCCTAGCGTTAGCCAATGACCCTAGCCGATAAAGCTGATAAGTTGATTGAGTTGTGGGTGAGGGAACTGGCGCAAGAATCAGCCAATCCCTACAAGGCTCAAAGTCTTTTAGACGGACACTATGCCCTGGAGGTCGGAGGTAAAAAGAATCCTTTGAAGTCATACATAAATGCAAAGGAAACGAAGTCACCACCGAGAGACGTTATTAGTAGTGATTTGATTTTGATTGACTCAATCATTGGGCAGATCAGCAAAGTAAACAGTAAGTACCCTCTAGTCTTAAAATGGTTTTACAGCACCGGGGACATGAAGAGAGTAGCGAAAGAGGCAAGCGTTAGCCTAACTAAAGCAAGGGAACTAAAGAATACTGCATTTGACTTAGTTCAAGTTTTGTTGGACGAAAAATTAGGAAAAAACTATGCGTAAATTATGGAAAAAGATTAAAAAATGGTTGGGCTTGACCTCTGAGGTGGAACCCCCAAAAGCGAAGCCCAGAAAAGCTAAACGGAAGAAAGCCCTTAGTGCAATTAAATAAGGTTTTTTTTGCACTAAGTTTCGCGCAGTCAATAACACATAATTATTTGCGCGTCAGTATCGTGATACCACTTTTTTAGTATCGTGATACCACAAAACCCTTTGCAAGACGTTTTTTTTGATGTAATCTATGTGAAGGTGCGACTGCTGACTCTCGACCCCTTGAGAGAGTCTCAGCGTACCGGTGCATGAATCACCTTTCATTGATGACATGACGCGGGGAATGTTTTTACTTTCTATCTCCCTCCCCGCTGATTGTTTTGAGAATCCCATGACAAAACGAGTCGAACGAAAACTTAAAAAAATAGCGAAGTCTCTGAACAAGGCAAGCAGGACTCATAAGGGTCAAGCGAGAGAGATCAATAGGATTGTTAAGAAGAAAGCGAAGACTAGGCGCAGGAAATGAGCAGACGCATCCTTATTGACCCTCATAGGAATAGTTCACAAAATCGGAGCTATGGACAGAACGTCACAACTGAGATGCTGTATAAAGTTGATTTCAGCAACGCAGCATCAGATCAGAGTACATCAGTTTCAAGCGTTACGGCCGAAAGCAAAGGCAGACAAGGACTTACCCTTACAACTCCCTCAGTCAGTAGTAACGTGGCTAGTTTCTACGCAAGCTCGGCTCATTCGGGAGATGGCGTGATTAAGGTTATTGCGACTTATGCCAACGGAAAAAAAGACGCTAGCTTTATCAAAGTGAAGGTAAATAATCCAACAGATCAAAGGCACTTTTAATGCAAAAAAAACTAACTGATCGGCAAAAAACAGCTTTAAAAAACCACTCCAAACATCATTCGGCCAAACACATGGCGATGATGCGTAAAGAGATGAGAGCTGGAAAGACTTTCTCACAAGCCCACAAAAAGGCTCAGAAGATGGTCGGCAAGTGACAGAAGAATTAAAGGGCAGAATTGAAATACTGGAACAGCAGCGAAACGACGCGATGAACCAATGCGTTTTGCTGGGTGGGCAGATCAAACAGTTAATTGAACAGATAGAAGCATTGAAGAAGTTGAAGGATTTAAACGATGGCAATGACGAGAGCGCAGCAGAATCGGAAGATTAGACAAGACAGTCTGCGAGAACAACTTGCCAGTCAGAAGCACATTGAGCAAGTCGTTGAGTCTATTAGAAAATTAGAGGAGCTGGACACCCAATTAGATAGCGTTGAAGTCAGCAGAATCAAAGGAGCCATCGAAAGCAGGATTAAACTTGTAAGCAAGTATCTCCCTGATCTCAAGAGCATTGAGCTTTCCGGGGATGAGGATTACCCAGTACAGATAGCAGCATATCAAATTGAATTTAGCGACACCCCTGAAACGTAAGGTTCCGACAGCATTTAGAGAACTGTACGAACCTCATAGGATCAAATGCTATTGGGGAGGCCGAGGAGCCGGGAAGTCTGTACAGATGGCCTCAGCCCTTTTACTAAAGGGAACAGAAAGCCCAAAAAGAATTCTATGCGCCAGAGAGATCCAGAGATCAATCAAAGATTCTGTTCACTCTCTCCTGGCATCGAGGATCGAAGCACTTGGACTTGAAAGGTTTTACGAAGTCACGCAGAACGAGATTCGTGGGGTAAATGGCACGACGTTCATATTCACTGGACTCTTAGCGAATATCCAGTCAATCAAGAGTATTGATAACATTGACCTTTGTTGGGTGGAGGAGGCAAGTTCTGTCAGTGAGAACTCTTGGAGGACTTTGATACCTTCAATACGAAAGCCCGGATCCGAGATTTGGATTAGCTTCAATCCAGAGCATAAGACTGACGCAGCCTATCAGAGATTCGTTTTGTATCCACCGCAAAACGCAATGGTGAAGAAA